CCATCGACAGACTTGGTAAGAATGCATTAAAGCTTATTGATAGATTACAGTTCAGCAAAGCTAATTTTTCAACAGATTATATTAAAGGATGGAGCAAATAATGGCTATATGGAACAAATTAACACAAGCGTTTACTCCTAATGGTACAACGCTATTTGAAACGCAACAGCTTGCGACAAAAGATGGTGCAATAGTAGATGGAGATAATCCATTACCAGTATCAATTGGTGGCGAATCTGTTACGATTACTGGTGATGTAACTATTCCAGGAACAATTGCGGTAACTTCTGATGCTAGTGATCCGGTTCACAACCATATCACACAGGTTGGAACAGGAGCTATTCTTGCAGTTGACTATTTGCCCGTTGGCGGAACAGTAAGCGTAGACAATTTCCCTGCCGCTCCTACAGTAGGAGCAAACAAGCCATTCTACTTAGAAGTTGCTCAAGGTCTTATTTCTGGAACTACGTCCAACCATAAGTTTGGTGCGGTTCCACGTATGGGCAATAACACGACTGGTACTATATGGGATATAAACGATACGTTCTATCCGTGGTCGGCACTGGACACTCCAGCAGTTGTAAACGTAGAACGAAATGATGTTGCCGATAATGGACTTATTGTTACTGTGCAAGGACTTGATACTAATTGGGATTATGTGGAAGAAGAAATTATAATATCAGCCGCAGACCAACTTGGCTCTACTCTTTTCCGTAGAGTGAACAGAGCATTTATTACAGACACTGGCAGCACAAATGCTGGTCATATTGATATTGAAGCAGGTGCTGCTGGTGGTACAATAGTAGCAAGAATTACAGCAGGTCTAGGACAAACCCTTATGGGAGTCTATACTATTCCTGCTGGTAAAACTGCGTATCTTTTAAAAATTAATACCTCTGCTGAAGACGGCAAAGATGCTAGTGGATTTCTATATGTAAGAGCTACAGACACAACAACGTTTCAAATAAAACACACTTGGGAATTTTCTGGTGCTGCTGGTCCTTATCATTATGATTTCGCTGTTCCACTTGTAATTACAGAAAAATCGGACATTGATATTCGCGCAACAACTCGTGATAAAAATGGCAGATATACTGCAGGTTTCGATATCTTATTAGTAGATAACCCATAACTTGACAGCTTGTCACTGTTGCCATAGACGAATACCGACTATGCCAATTTGGCACACTAAAATACGCCATGTTTTCGCATTTTCTTGATAAATATAATTGTTAAGCGTTATACTAAAGTATAATGAAACATATATACGCGTTAAGGAGATGCAAAATCATGGCACACACAATTCAAACTTCACCTTCAATTATCACTCTAGCATACAGTAAAGTAGTTAAATTTGCTTTACGTGTTAATAAAGCTATCGCAGCACGATCAATGAAGCGTCAAGCATATAATCAATTAGCCTCCTTATCAAATAGAGAATTAAACGACATTGGTTTGACTCGTGGTGATATCATGGCCGTGGTAAATGATACCTTCTATAAAGATTCTATTCGCAGTCGTGAAATCTTGCCAGACGCAAACCTTGAGCGTTGTGCAAACATCAAAGATTGGGTGTAACTATGTGGGCACGTCTTAAATTAAACATCGAAATTCTTGGTTATAGCAGAGCCATTGATCATATGAAATCACAGGCTGGCGTCACACAAAACATGATTGACGGGCTGATCACAGAACGTAATAAAGTTGAAGACTGTTTGGTAGCGTTGAAAAAAGAACAACGTGAAGCCCGTTTTGGTAGAACATTGACTGCTTAAACAATACTATAAACTTAGTTAGTAATCTCATATAAATAAAGGTAGACATTAAGTTGTTTGCCTTTTTTTTTACTTTAAAATAGATTATGGAGCTGGTTGATGAATATTGAAAAGAAAATGACACATATATGGATTGGACCAAAAGCAGCGCCTACTAAATGGATGAACACTTGGAGAGATATGCACCCTGATTGGGAATACAGCGTATTTACTGACGAGATGCTATGGGCGCGCAAATGGAGAAATCAATCTCTTATTGAAGAATATTATAGACGAGGAAGATATGCTGGTGCGCATGATCTTATTCGTTATGAGTTGATATATGAACGAGGTGGATTTTGGCCCGCTGCAGATTCTGTATGTTTACATAACACTGATGAGTTATTCACAAGCCCAGAACACCATGCATATACTGTTTATGAAAGTGAAAAAGCTAAACCTGGTTACGTTTCTCCTATTCTTGCTGCGAACGCAGGCAATGAAGTAGTTGGAGCAATCATTGATCAGTTACACAAATTACAACCAAACCAGCTTCATAACGAGCCGTTCATGTCTACGGGCAACGCATTCTTGGCTAAGTTTTTACTTCCATTCATGGCTGCTGATAAGGTAACTGTATGGCCTTCGTATACGTTAATACCACAATGGTATGGATCTATTAAAAGATATGACGGACCTGGGAAAGTGTACGCCGAACAATATTTTGGTTCTACTGGTGCGAGATTGCAACTTAAAGGATATGATGAAGGGAGATAATTATGTGGGCAACTAAAGCTTATATATTAAAAATTGATTCAGACATTTCAGACGAGTACGCTAAAATATGTGCAGACTCATGCGATGATGTAGGGTTGCGTTGGGAATATTTTAACGGTTATCAGAATCAATCAGGCAAATCTGTTTTTGCGTCGCTTGGTATTCATTGTGTACACCCAGAACCATACGCGTTTATTGCTAATCCAACACCTGCTCAAAAGGCCGCATGCACTACAGCGGGGCACTTTGCCATCTGGAAAGCTATCTCAGAGGGGCCAGATGAGGCCGTAGTGATACTTGAGCACGATGCTATAATGTTACACCCAGTTACAGTAGATGTACCAGATGATCGTATAGTGGTTCTCGGATATAAAGTATTAGATCCAACAGGTTACGATCACAGGACTGCTGGAATGCCTAAAGAATTAATTGAAATACAAGGGCATGAAGGCGCTCACGCATATGCTATTACGCGTGTAATGGCCAAGAAACTTCTAAAAGAATTGCAAGAACAGGGTATTAGAAGCGCGATTGATAACGATTATTTTATTGTAAACCAAAGAAGAACTAAGTATCAATTGTGTATAGCATCACCAACTCCTGCACTAGGATGGTTAAGAGAATCTACTATTTGGGGCAAATCTGCTGCTAGAAACTATAAGTTCATACCTTCTTTTCAAGAAAATTATAAATAAAGCAATCAGCACATATATTAATAGATCTAGGAATAAAACATGGCTAAGCCAGATATTAAAAAGAAAAGAAAAAGCTTTAAAGAGTTTGATGGTTCTAAATACATCGAGCTTGAACCAACACTAGAAGAAGCTGTTAAGTCTAGCACGGTAGTCATGACTTTTGGAAGAATGAATCCTATGACAATAGGCCATGAAAAGCTCGTAGAGAAATTGCTTAAAGAAGCTGCAAAGCGTAAAGCAGAACCGATGGTTTTTCTTTCTCATTCCTCTGGTGCTAAAACAAAATCTGGCAAAGGTGCTGTTAATAAAGATCCTCTTGCGTATGACGATAAGATTAAATATGCTATTAAAGCCTTTGGTCCTGTAGTTAAAAAATCCCCTCTTAAAATCTTAATGTTGATTGCAAAATCTTTACAAGGTAAATATAAGAACTTAGTGATGATTGCTGGTTCAGATCGGGTTGACCAATACAACGAATTGCTAAACAAATATAACGGCAAAGATTATACCTTTGATTCTATCGAGGTTGTTTCTGCCGGTCAAAGAGATCCAGATGGCGAAGGTGCTGCTGGTATGTCTGGAACTAAAATGCGCGAATTTGCAGTTGCTGGCGATCTTAATAAATTTGCAAGTAATCTACCAAAAGCTCTTAAATCGAGTGCACAGGAAATTATGGATAAAGTAGCTAAAGCGGTTAATCCGTTATCTGAAGAAGTTGAAGAGTTAGACGAAGTGTTGAGTCGGATGCAACGACGCAAGCGCGGAATTTCTATGAGAAAAGCACGATTCAAAATTAAACGCGGCAAAGAGAAAGCTGCTAAAAGAACTGCTTCACAAGATGTATTAAAGAAGCGTGCTCGCAAAGCTGCTCTTAATATCTTTAAAAAGAAGTTTTCTAAAAATAAACGATATGCTGATTTATCACCAGGTGAAAAAGAAGTAATCGAGAAGCGTATTGCAAAGATTAATAAGAGTCGTATCGAACAGATCGCTCGTAAGCTTTTACCAAAAGTTAAACAAAAAGAAAGAGAACGTCGTAAATCTATGATGTCTGGCGGATCTTCTAAGAATGAAAGCATTAACGAAGCATCTACAAAGGATCAAAGAGTTATGGTTAGACCTCATATGTTAATGGATAAGAACAATAAGCCAAAGACTGATGGCCGGTTCCGTATGTTCAAGAAAAAGGGTGTTAACGAAGATACCATGGAAGAGCATTATGAATTGTTTGAATTAATGGAAGCTACTGAAAAGTTTAGTGCAGAAATAAAGACAGAAGAAGGTGGTGCTGGAGATGAAGGTACACCTCGTCTATTAGCTAGATTGAAAAAGGATACTCCTTTGTCAGAAGCAAATAGCATTAAAGCTGGTGATGAAGTTCGTCTTAAAGCAAAATATGCTGAATCCAAAGATGAAGCTAAGCTAGTATACGTAGTTAAAGAATTAAGAGGACCGCGTGTTCTTATTGCGCCAAAAGTTTGGAAAAGCGGTATAGTCCCAACTGAAAGTGTTCAAATGTATATGATCCAGAAAGTTTAACTAATATAATGATAACATATAATCAATACCATCCTGACGGCAAAAAGGCGTTGGCAACAATAAAGAAGTTGATGAAATGAAAAGCTTTAAAAAATACATAGCCGAAGATACTTTAAACGAAAGTGCTCTCAAAGCTTTAAGAGTTGCGACTGCTGCACATAAAGGCCAGTCTAGGAAAAGTGGCGGAGAGTATATTGACCATCCTAAAGAAGTTGCTCGATTTGTAAAGCAGTTTAAAAAATCTAATAACCTTACTGCTATGGTTCAAGCAGCTTATTTGCATGATACGTTAGAAGATACAGATACTACTTACGATGACTTGGTTAAACAGTTTGGCGCATTAGTCGCTGATATGGTCCAGGCATTGACTACTGATAAGGCAGCTTCGGATGCTATTGGTAAAGGCGAATATATTGCTGGTAAGATGGCTAAGATGTCTAGCTGGGCATTAGTTGTTAAGCTAGCTGATCGTCTTGCTAATGTGCAAGATATTGATACAAGACCCGCTGACTTTCAAAAGCGATACGCAGATCAGACAAGATTAGCATTATCTCGTCTTAGGAAAGATAGATATTTAAGCAAAACACATAACAAGATTATGACTGCTATCGAAAAAAAGATCAAGGAATACTAAGATGAAAAGTTTTAAAGAATCATTATTAGAAAACAAAGATTCTGCAGAATATAACGACGAAGGCGGCATGTCAAAAGGCCAACTTCAAACTGCTATGGATGCATCAAAAGAAATGATGTCTATGATTGATGATGATGATAACCTACCTGAGTGGGTCCAATCAAAAATTACTAAGGCTTCTGATTACTTAGATACTGCAAGAGACTATTTAAAGTCCCAAGGCGATGTAAAAGAAGAAAAAGATTCTCGTTTAGATAAAGCTGGCGTTAAAGGTTTTAATAAAGCTAAACGCACTCCTTCTCACGCTACTAAGTCACACGTGGTTGTCGCTAAAGATGGTGACAAGATTAAGACTATTCGTTTTGGTGAGCAAGGTGCTTCTACCGCAGGCGATCCTAAAGAAGGCGAGTCTGATAAAATGAAAGCTAAGCGTAAATCATTTAAAGCACGCCACGGTAAAAATATTGCTAAAGGCAAGATGAGTGCTGCATATTGGGCAAATAAGGAAAAGTGGTAAAGACTTTTTATAAATAACACTAAATATAAGATAAAGGTTATAACGCATGATACGGTTTACAGATTATAGAAACAAGAACAAAAAGCATATGCATGAGTCGCAAGATCTTACTGAAGGTAAGATGAAAGACTTCCATGATATGGTAAATAAAGGTATGTCTGCTGCCGAGATTGCTAAAAAAATTAAAATGCCAGTTAAAGATGTTGCTGATTTTATGAAAGGCATGAAGAAAGAAGATCTTGATGAAGGTGGTCTCTGGGCTAACATTCATGCTAAGCGCAAGCGCATTAAAAATGGTTCTAAAGAAAAGATGAAGAAGCCAGGATCTGAAGGTGCTCCTACTGATCAAGACTTTAAAGACGCTTCTGAATCAGTTGAAGAAGGTCTTGAGCAAGACGGGCCAAAGACAAAACTTAGCAAGTCGTTTGGTTTCGGCACTGGTAAAAAAGTTAGTGATTACAGAGCTAAAAAAGCCAAACAGCGCAGTGATATGAATAAGAAGAATGATCCAGGTGCTGCTAAAAAGCATTTAGCTCTTAGTGTTATTGATAAAGAAAAAGCTGACAAGAAAGCTAAACCTAAAGGTACGTCTATTAATAAGCAATGGCGCAAGAAGATGGGTTACGAAAGTGTAGACATTGAAGAAGCTAAGAAAGTTTCAGACATGACTCCAGCAGAAAAAGCAGCTAACGACAAGAAGCGTAAAGAGTACAATGCATACCAAAAGTCTAAGCGCAACGAATCTTTAGATGAAGCTAGATCAAGTGCATCAGACCAAGCTGCTAAAGCTGGAGCTTATAACGGTGGTAAGAGTAGCAGCAACACCGACAATAAAGCACACTTATCTGGCAAGCTATCAGGTGATGCTCTTACTAAACATAGAGCAAAACGTTCTGCTGAATATGAAGCAGATCTTGTGAAAAAACGAGCTGCAAACGCTGCTAAGTTAAATGCAGGATACAATGAATCTGAAACTAATGATTTAACAGCGCAGTATATTAATGAAAACAATATTACTGTAGACCAACTTGAAAATATGACAGAAGAAGAGCTTAACGAGTTGATCGGTAAAGCAATCGGTGGCGCATTTAAGCTTGGTGCAAAAGCTGTTGTAGGTACTGCTCGTCTTGCTAAAAAGGCTGCTAACCGAGCTTCTGTTTCTGGTAGAGCAGATGCTGCTGACGCGAAAGCGGACAAGTTTGATAATAAGATTAAAGCTAAGAAAGCTGCAACTGACAAGAAAGCTGCGGACCGTGATAGAATTACCGCGGCCGCTAAAAGGCTTAAAGCTGCTAAAGAAGCTGCTAGAAGTAAACCAGAAAAAACTAATAAATAACAATAAGAAAAACCTTAAGGAGAATTACAATGGCACTATGGGGAAAGACCGACGCATTAGCTTCCGTACCAACATGGTTAGAAGATGCTGCAGCTAACACAAACAAATCAAACGATCGCGATAACGCAATCTTTGTTGACCTTACCGAAGCATCTATTCCAGCTAACCGCGCAAAAGGTATTACTGGTCCAGGTTGGTGGTTATATCACACAGATGGTACACGTCACCACGCTGAATGCCTAGTACCAATGAAAGTATCTGCAGTAGATGCAGGCGACTTAGGTGTTACTGGCGATACTGTTGACGAAGACGCAATCGTCGCAGACGCATAAGAGATATAGTATAATATGATATTAACAGAATCAACCTTTCTGTTGTTTGCATCGAAACATTATGACAATCCTCAATGCGCTGATATTTCAGAGTTTGAGGAAGATTTAAAGCGATTCCAATATTTACGAAAACTTTTTGGTAGATATAGGCAAGATGCAGACCTCAAGGAAAGGTTGATTCTGAATCACTTGATTATTATCTATAACGTTTTTGGTCCAGAAGCAACAAATATGCTTTTCATGAAGCTCCACGAATTTCATGATTGTTTAAAGCCGTTCGTAGAATACTTAAATTACATGCCACTGGTTATTCAGTATGACGATGTAGTTTTAGCTAAACAAAATATAGATTCTGATGATTCTATATCAATATTACTCAAAGGAATTTGACGCATGTTCGTCGATCTATTTTTAGTATATCAATTCGTCCGTAGATTAGCTACACCATTTGAAAAGTGGGATGCTTTTAAAGAAGGCGTGATTGATAAAAGTGGTACTGTTCTAATAAAGAAAAAAGAACGTACATCAAAGCAGAAAAAGGCTTTTGGCCTTTTTGATGTTATGGTTATGAATCTTAAGAAATTGTTAGCAAAGGCACCTGGTGGTAGTTCTAAGATAGCATCATATGCTGCAGCACTATTCCTAATCAAAGAATATAAAGTGTTTACTGATGAATCAATGCTTACTGAAGATTTAACTGAAGAACAATTAGAAGAGTCTCTATCTATATTTAATGACCGATATGTCAATTATACCATGCTTGCAGAGAATGTCAACCTTTTTATTGAGTTAAACGAAAAAGAATCAGTTATTAACACTAAGCCAGAATTAGAAGAAGAACCAACAAATAACGTTAGTGACGGCAATGTTGCTGGCATGGACGCAGGACATATGTCTAAAGCAGGTCAAAAGAAATGGACCAGCAAAAACAAATCAACAAACAAGAAAAGACTTAGAGATATTATGGGAGTACCAAAATGATTACGCTAGAACAATTCAGTGCAATGATTCCAAAGAACAAGGATGCCAAATCATGGTATGAATCCGCTGTTCCTATGTTTGAAAAATACGAGATCAATACAGCTAATCGTATTGCTGGTATGATGGCACAATGCGCACACGAATCATTAGACTTTACTAAATTGGAAGAGAATATTAATTACAGCGAAAAAGCGCTTAATTCTGTATTCGGTCGCTACTTCGGAAAAGGAAAAAGAAATGCTAAAGAATATGCGCGCAAGCCTGAAAAGATTGCTAACTATGTCTACCAAGATGAATTCAGATCTAAACGTGGCGCTCTTGGCAACACCGACGCTGGGGATGGGTGGAGATTTAGGGGCCGCGGTATTAAGCAACTTACAGGCCGGAATAATTATGCAGCATTTGCAAAGTCAATCGGAATTGGAACAGAAGAAGCAGCAGAATACGTAGCAACTCCTAAGGGTGCTATGGAATCAGCATGCTGGTTTTGGAAAACAAACAGACTAGAACGTTTTGCTGATAAAGATGATAATCTAGGGTTGACAAAAGCTATTAATGGTGGTACAATTGGTTTAGAAGACCGTAACCGTCGTTATGAAGCTGCTAAAGCTATCTTAGGCGGAAAGGCTTCAACTGCATTACGTACCCTCCGCAAAGGAGATAAGGGTGATGATGTTGCAGCAATGCAAAAAGCGCTTGGTATTACAGCTGATGGAGACTTTGGCTTTGGTACACAAACAAGTGTTAAAAAATGGCAGAAGCTTAATGGTTTGGTTGCTGACGGCATTGTCGGACCAGCTACACAATCAAAGTTACTCGGTTAATAAATAGATCCACCAGAATTAAACTAATCACAAAGGAGAATTAATATGTCTTTAGAGAAAATTGTTGCGGAAGCAATGGCAGGACGTCCATTAGAAATGAAGGACGCATTTGCAGAAGAAATCGAATTACGTATCCAGAACCGTCTTGAAGAAAAGTACGTTGAAATCATGGAAGCTAAGAAAGCTGACGAAGATGAAGACGACGAAGATGAAGACGAAGATGATGTGGAAGGCGAAGACGACGACGAAGAAGATGAAGATGATGATAAGCCTGCTTTTATGAAGAAAGGTAAATAAGACGACCTAGTCGTTTTAATATTATTATGCCCTCATTTTTATATGTCGGAATGATTCTCATGGTAGTAGCTGGTGGTGGTGCTTTGTATTATAAGTCCACTCAGGCTACTATCATGGAATTAACTGCGTACAACGCACAGCTCACGGCAAACGTTGAGCAAATAGAGCAAGCGAATCAAAAGAACATTGATACTATCGCTAGTATGGAAGCTAACTTCGAAACACAACGTGAAAATTTTGAAGAATTGCAAAGCAGCTTTAACACAATACGTGAACAAAAAAACCAACTCCAAAATCGTTTAGGTCGGCATGACATTGGCGCACTCGCTGCTGCTAAACCTGCACTGGTTGAAAGAGTTATTAATACAGCATCAGTAAAAGCATTCAGGTGTTTTGAACTAGAGTCTGGTGCACCTTTGACAGAAAATGAAAGGAGCGCTACGAATGGCAAAGCATTTAACAGTGAATGTCCTTGGATTTATGATGATCTTATCGCTAGCGGCGTGCTCGTCGAATCCAGTACAGCCACCAGCCAAGATAATAACTGAAACTGAATACGTTACCCCTCCACGCCCTATAGTAACACAACCAGACCAACTTGCTTTAAGAGATGTAGATTTCATTATTGTTACTGCAGATAACTTTGAAGAAGTAATGGCAGATTTAAGAGACGACAAAGTGTTGTTTGCTCTGACCGCAAAAGGATATGAAGATATAGCACTAAACCTTGCAGACGTAAGAGCATATATTCAGCAGCAAAAACGTGTAATTATATTATACGAGAAGGTATGGGAAGAATAAATAGAACAGGATACTAAAGTATATAGATGAACTCCGAGATTAATTTCCGGAGTTTTTCCAATTATAAGGAACTAAAAACGTGGCAAATCAAGATATCAGTCTAACAACAGATGTGGCTTTGATAAAGAAAGATCTAAAACAAATTGAAAGATTTTTCGGCAGATTCGATTCTGCACTTGATACTATGAATGCAATTTCAAAGACCGTTGCTGTGCAAGATGAAGCTGCAAAGTCTATTTCGTCTAAAATAGATTACATGGAAAAGCGTATGGCAGAGCACAAAGAAGAAGATGTGCTTCGCTTCCAAACACTCGATAATCGTTTAGAAGAAATGCGAGAGTCTGCTTACAAAGATCATGCGCAACTCGCAAAAGAAACTAACCAAACTCGCAAAGAACGAAATGAAGAAATAATGATACAGCTTGGAAAGATGAATGGCTCGTTAGACGCTCGCCTATCTAAGATAGATGACCGCATTAAGCTCTTAGAGCAGTGGAAATGGTACATTGCTGGCATTGGTGCTGTAGTTATCCTTGTTGCCGCAAATATTAAATGGACAGGCCTCTTTTAAGTTGACACTCACACTAGATTAGTATATAATAGATCTAATATCCTTTGTAATGTAACGCAAAATATATGTTGACATTGTAGACTTTATGGTTTATAATAGATCTTATATAATGATCTAGTGGAAAACTTTATAATATGGCAGAATTTATTGATATACAATACGCACAGATGCTTTCTGGTCGTCTTGATCACTTCAAAATACGACATACCGCTCCATACAAAATTAACTTTCGATGTCCATTGTGCGGTGACTCTCAAAAGTCTCGTTCAAAGGCTCGTGGATGGTTACTAGAACGTGATAACAAGTTTTCTTATTATTGTCACAATTGCGGTGCATCTCATAGCTTCAATAACTTTCTAAAAACAGTCGATCCTTTATTGTATAACGACTATATTGCTGAGAAGTTTATATCTGTAGCAAATACGTCTACTAAAGATACTAAGAAAGAAGCTCCAGACGAAGCGTTTAAAACAAAAGCTCCAGTGTTTACTAAATCAAATGATCCGCTCAAGAAGCTTAAGAAAGTTAGCCAGCTTTCGCACGAGCATCCTATAAAGAAATATATCACTAAGCGCCAAATTCCACCAGCACATCACTATCGTCTATTTTATGCACGTCGCTTTATGACATGGATTAACGAAATCATTCCAAACAAATTTGATCCAGCAAAAATTGGTAAAGACGAACCAAGACTAGTAATACCTTTCTTAGATGAAAACGGCAAGATCTTTGGTGTATCAGCTCGTGGGTTTAATCCTAAGGGAATCAGATATATAACTATAATGTTTGATGAACGTCCAAAGATATTTGGCTTAGACAAAGTTAATCTCGATCATCCATATTATATTGTCGAAGGTGCTCTCGATAGTATGTTCCTTGAAAATTCTATTTCTATGAATGGCGCAGAGGGCAATGGTAACTCAGCAAATGAAAACGCGATATATGTTTTTGATTCAGAGCCACGTAATAAAGAAATCCATAAGCGTATGGAAAAAGTAATTAAAAATGGCTATAGCATTTGTATATGGCCAGAAAATCTTCCAGGTAAAGATATTAATGATTTGCACCTCGCTGGATTAAACGTAGAAAAACTTATTGAAGATCATACTTATAAAGGCCTACAAGCCGAATTAAAATTTCAGTCATGGAGAAGAACTTGATTAGAGGCATATTAGCGCACGATGATGCGTGGGGAATTGGCAAAGACGGTGATTTACCGTGGGCCAAGAACAGTGATGATTTGCGATGGTTTAAAGCGTGTACTGATGGGCAAACCGTTATTATGGGGCGTCATACTTGGGAAAGTTTACCTGCTTCACTTAAACCATTGCCGAATCGTTTAAACGTAATCGTTACTACAAACAAACTGAGTGAGGAATCTTTTGGTTCTGTTGTAGTAACTATGGAACAATTAATCTCGATCCTTCCGAGCGGATCAAATCACGAATTGCCACCACAAGATATCTGGATTATTGGTGGTGCACAGTTAATTAATAGCATGCTATTTTATATTGATGAACTTTGGCTCAATCGCGTAGGTGGATTTTACGATTGTGATGTTCATTTGCCAAGGGCACAAATTGAAAAAATGTTTTATCCAGCTGATATTGATGATAAAGACTTTGGAACAATTACAAAATGGAAGAAAAATAATGTTTGATTATGAAAGACTACTACGTGTCATTATGGAATCAGGTAAAGATGTAGATGATCGTACTGGAACTGGTACACGTTCTATTTTTGGCCATCAAATGCGGTTTAATTTGCAAGATGGTTTTCCTGCAGTAACTACAAAGAAACTTGCGTGGAAATCAGTTGTTGGAGAACTACTGTGGTTCCTTGAAGGTAGTACTGACGAACGCCGTTTAGCTGAACTTACGTACGGTAAAAGTACTTTAGAGTTGCAAGGCAAGAAAACTATTTGGACTGATAACGCAGATAACCAAGGCAAAGAACTTGGCCATTATAATTCATTTGTACGTAAAGAACTTGGGCCAGTTTATGGTCATCAGTGGAGATCATTCGGTAAAATTGGTGAGTACTTCCCCGGAATTCCTGAGAGTGTTGATCAAATCAAATGGTTAATTAACGAGATTAAGACTAATCCAAATAGTCGTAGATTGATTTTAAGTGCATGGAATCCTAACCAAACAGATAAAATGGCGCTTCCACCTTGCCACGTTATGAGTCAATTCAGAGTGTATGATGGAGAATTGAGTTGTTCACTATATCAACGAAGCGCAGATGCTTTTCTTGGTGTACCGTTTAATATCGCGTCATATGCTTTGCTTACTCATATCATAGCACGAGAGTGTGGTTTAGAGGTAGGCGAGCTGGTTCATAGCATTGGTGATGCTCATATTTACAATAATCATATTGAGCAAGTAAACGAACAGCTGTCGCGAGCTCCATACCCAGCGCCAGAACTGAGTATTAGTAAATCATTCAAGTTATCATTGCAAGACGATTATCCTCTTGATTCAGCAAGTAAATTTGTATTGACAAAATACTTGCATCATGATACAATTAAAGCATCAATGGCAATATAAATAAAGAACCAGATATAGATATATTATAAGGAAAGATTATGATTCAAGTTACAAAACGTGATGGAACAAAGGAACCTTTGAATGTTGAAAAACTTCATAAAGTTGTATTCCATGCGTGTGAAGGTATTACTGGTGTTAGCCC